GAAAGTATCAAGATCATTTGCTATGACTAATGCAAGTTCGATTGTAACTACTGCTAAGAAGAAAACATCTAAAACATTTGCCATAACTCATGCAAGTAGTGTTGTAGTGGCAGGACATAACAGAGCACTGTCATTTGCAATAACTAATGCAAGTTCAGTATCAATTACGGCTAAGAAGAAAGTATCTAATACTTTTGCAATAACTGCTACTAATGCAGTAACTATAAGTAAAAAGAAGATATCGAAGAAAGCCATTGTTATAACAGGTAATACAAGTAGTGTTTATATTTACACTATCCAAATTGGTGGAGAGTTCTCTAAGCGAATTAAGTTATATGATGCTAACGAGACCTCTTTCACAAAAAATGGATTAGGCATATTGTCACAGTGTACAGTTGCTAGGTTAATAGAAGAACTTAATGGTTCATATGAGGTAGAACTTGAACATCCTATGGATGATTATGGAAAATATCTTAATCTTGTAGAGGATCATATTATCAAAGCAGACAATCAGTTATTTAGAATATATTACAAGAAACGAATTCTAGGTAGTGTTAATGTCAAAGCAAGACATATATTCTATGACTTAATTGACTACTTCCTAGAAGATATGACTCTTACATCAATGAATGGAGCAGCAGCACTTGATTGGATGCTAACTCATACACACGATATAGCAAATTATCCTCATGGATTCCGTTCGGTATCTGATGTTCCAAACCTTGGTACTTGGGCAATCAAATATAAGAACCCAGTAGAAGCCATAATGGGGACAGATGGTATAATTGAGCAAATAGGAGGAGAGATTGAGAGGGATAACTTCACAATCAACCTACATAACAATAGAGGTGCTGATAGAGGTGTTTTAGTAGCTTATCGTAAGAATATAACTGGTATAGAAGAAACCCTGGATACTAGCGGTATAGTGACCAGAATACTACCGGTTGGTAAGGATGGATTAAAACTCACAACTCAAATAGGTACGGCTCCTATAGGATACATTGATAGTCCTTATATAGACAATTATCCTCATCCAAAAGTGGTACAAATTGACTTCTCAGATATTGACAACGTCACAGACCTTGCTATAGCCGGTAATGACTATATTCTCAATAGTGGATGTGATATCCCTCAGTTCAACTATAAGGTTGACTTTGTGGAGCTAACTAAGACTGAAGAATATAAAGATTACGCTATACTTGAAACTGTATATATGGGTGATACTGTAACTGTAAAACATAGTAAACTAGGTCTTAATCTTAAAGCCAGAGTAATTAAAATCGAGAAGAACTTACTTACTGATAGAATTGATAAGATAGAACTAGGAGCATTCAAGCCAAATATAGCCAATAATATTAACAAAGCAATTCAGGCAATTAGACTCGAACTTGTTAAGACCACATCAGACTTCGAGATTGCAGTAGCAAATGCTACTCAACAGATAACTGGAGCACTTGGTGGTAACTTAGTAATACGACAAGATGAAGCCGGCAAACCGTATGAGATGCTCATAATGGATACTACAAACATAATGACTGCCCAGAAGGTCTGGAGATGGAATATTGGTGGTTTAGGATACTCTACAACAGGAGTTAATGGCCCATATACAACAGCAATTACACAAGATGGTAGTATAGTGGCTACATTCATAACATCAGGTATATTAAATGGTAGTTTATTAAAGACTGGTACGATTACATCAACTGACGGATCACTATCAATTAACCTTGCTAATGGGGCATTCACTATTGGTGGTGGTACTGGCGATGTATCAAAACATACAGATGCATATTCCAAATGGATGCACGGAGCAAGTGATTATACAATAGCACAAGCATCTGGACTTATGAGACATGCTGGTTCCACAAATAGAGACTATCATTACCTTATAGATACTGGTGAGAAATTAACCAGCGATGCCAATAGTGTATTAGTTACAGTTGATCCTGCATTTAAAGGTAAAAAGTTTGTAGTTACGGTATCAGTTATGGATACAGAGAACCCAACTCCTTATATTGGTGAAACTATGGTTGGATATACCTCATATGTAGATGAGGCAACCTATGACTATGCCAATGGTACAGTCGAGGTATATGGTTGGGGTACTTGGTATGATGGTAGACAGTTCTTTGCTGATCAACATGCAGGAAATGCCGTAGATCGTTCTTATATTTCAGGATTAAGACTAGCATGGACCGCTATAGGATAGGAGGAATAAAATGACAGACAATCAGGAATTTGTTACCTTTTTCTTTAATAAAAGACTTGGGATAATAAAGATATATACCACTGGAACAACTGATATGTCATATTATGGTGAGGAACAACCTGATATGGAATTGATATATGATTATGTAACCGTTCCATTAGACGCCGATTCTAGAGAAGTAATGAGAACTCCTAAGAATTTCTTTGTAGATGTAGTTACTAAAGAAATCCGACGACGAGAAGAAACGGTATCTAAATTCCAGGTTAAATCAATCACAGCCATGCAAGAAATGGTTTCAGGACAAGAAATGTTTTCAGCACAGCCAATCGAGACTATCACTAAGGAGGTATAAATATGGCACAGAAGCGATACAAAGTATACTATGATATAAAAGGTCCACTAGTGTCCTCCCTAGTTTATAGTCAGGGGGATATAGAGTCTGCTGTATTAGAAGTTAAATTGCTTGATGATACAAGTTCTATAGACATTACAGGCGAAACCATATTCTTTAGGTTTCTAAAACCAGATAACACAGTAGTTGAACAAGATATAAACTCAGGCGTAACTATATTACATGCTGATGCTGGAGTTGTTGAGTGTGTATTGAATTCTCAAGTACTTGCTCTTAAAGGAAAAGTATTGTGTGAGATTCACAGATCAGAAGGTGGACAGGATTTAACTACTAGATGTTTTACTATGTATGTAGAAGGCACTATATTAGGTTCAACAACCATAAGTGAAATATACATATCAAGAGTTGAAAATGCTATCATTAATTTATCTCAGTATGCAGAATTAGCTAGAGTATCAGAAGAGAATGCTAAAGATTCCGAAGTTGCTTCAAAAGGCTCAGAAGATGCTGCTAAAGCGAGTGAGGATGCATCAGAGTATTCAGCACAAATGGCAGATCTTAGTCAAGGTGATGCTGGTAGAAGTAGGGATTATGCAGCAACGAGTGAATCTAATGCCTATAATAGTGAAATTAACTCCAAGACATCTGAAGATAATGCTCTATTATCTGAACAACATGCGTTGGTATCCGAGTCAAATGCTGATATATCTGAAGCCGGTGCGCTCTTATCTGAGCAGAATGCTCTAGCATCAGAAAATGCGGCTAAGATATCTGAAGATGCTGCTAAAGTATCGGAGTTAAACTCAAAGACCTCTGAGAATAATTCCAAGACCTCTGAGAATAATTCCAAGACAAGTGAAACTAACTCTAAGAACTCTGAAACACTATCGGAAGCTGATCAACTTACAGTAACCCAAACCATGCAGGATTTCCTTGCTATGTTAGGCGAAGATGTAGCTACTTTAGATGGTAATGGCAAGATTCCTATTAGTCAGATACCTGCTACTTCTACTCAAGAAATTTATCAAATATCATTAGAGTCAGAATTAATTAACCTAATTGCACAAAAAGGGGATTTAGCTGAGGTAGTTCAAACAGTTGACTCTGTACAGACAATAGTTAAAACATACCAACTATTAGGTACTGGTAATCCAGCGGTGTTAGCTAATTGGATTGTATGGGGTACTTCCTATGCAGTCCAAGCAGGTAATGCTACTAATGCAACATATGCTAATGATTCAACTATGATAAATGGTAAACGATTTGTAGCCATGACACAAGCACAATATGATGCAGCAGTAAAAGATCCAGATACTTATTATGTAGTAACGCCAATTTAAAGGAGGGGTATAATATGCCCATAATCAGAAATGGACAAACAGCAAAAGTTTATAAGGGCGATTATGCCCCTTATAGTTTTTATAAGGGTACACAGAAATTAGCAGGATATGTAGAACAGTTCAATTCAAGTGATGCGATATTAGTCAATGGTATTACTTATAAAGACACAGCAGATGTAGTAGTTAAAGGAAACACTGTTCAGGCTTCAGACTATTATGCAAAAGATGGCTTGCTAACTCAATCAAGTAACTACTATGCAAAAGATGGAGCAAGTAGTCAGTATACAGATACAAAAGTAATGGGAAAGAATTTGATAAATCCTGAAAATATGAGTAAAACTGTAGAAACGAGTTCTGGGGTAGTTCTTGTAGAAGAAACAACAGACTATATAATAATAGCAACCAATGCTAATACCGGTGGAATGTATGTAAACGTTCCATATAATACTTTTGTAGTTGGTGATTCTATTACTTTTTCAGCTAATTGTGAGGTTTTAGAATCAGATGGAGATTCTTGTACTATTAGAATATACAATGCTACTAAAGGTATATTTATAGCATCGGGACATAATGCAGGGTCAAGTCCAGATAGTTCAATGTTAAGTGAGGGGCAAAGAAGACTGTATATATCAGTAACACTCACTGTTGATAATTATTCAGTAGGGGATGTATTACGCTTCAAAATAACCAATGGTTGGAATGCTCTAACTGGTATTCCTTTAAAAATAAAAGCTTACAAACAGACATTCATGGTAGAAAAAAGTGCCACTATGTCAGCCTTCGAACCCTACAAAGACACAGTTAAAAATGGCTTAGTAATGGAGTTAAGTGGTAGAAACTTCAATAACTTTCCTGCTACTACAGTACTTCAAGATAGGAGTGGAAATGGTAATGTAGGAACTGCTTCTGGTTTTAACTATCGTACTACTGAATATGCAGATAGAATAGCAGATTTTGTAGGGAAGATAGCAGGAAGTGTGGTAGAAAATCCACATTTAGCAAGAAATGGTGCTTTATCTGCATTAGTAGTTCCACCGTTTACAGGATTCGCAGAGCAAGGATACTTGCAGATACAAACTACAAGTGATGGACAAACAAGGGCAACTGCTACATCAGTGAACGGAGTAGTTCCTCAACAAGTTTTCTCCTTCAACATAGTAGCAGAGTTTGAAAAAGCCTATGGAGCAGTTCCTTCTGCCGACCAGACTTTAGCAGGAAAGATAGCATGGTTGAAATCGAACTTAAAGTCTTTTATATTTGACTGGACTGGATATGGTAGTTGTCCTTCGGGTAATAAAGCTTATATTGATTATTGGAATGTTATTTCTTCAGTATGGGCATTTAAAAATGCAGGAACACAAGACACCTATAGTAATACTTCTTCTTCCCCAACATTAAAGGAAATGAATTCGGGAGTTATAGACAACAAAATTGATGTAAACGGATTTGTTCATTTCTTAGCGTACACCGATGCATCCGATGGGGTAACTCCAAGTACAATATATACAGACTATGTAAAATTAACTATGAATTTCAAACCTGCTTCTGGTAGTGATGGAAGTGGTGGTATAAAGTTTGATGGAATAGATGATAGTATATCTATTGCTAATACAGCAGGTATGTTGACCACTGGAACAGAATCTACACCTATTTCATTTGAAGCGTGGTTTAAATATCCGGTATTACCCTCAGTTCAGCAAGTCATACTTGGAAAACTTGGATGGAATATTGGTTTATTAATGCAAAGTACAAACAGGATTACTTCAACTATAACTAATACTGTACCAGCACAGGTTAATGCGACATCCGCAGTAATTTTAGCAAATACAGTATATCATGCTGTTGCGGTTATAAATAATGGAGTAGTTAAGTTATATTTAAATGGAGTTCTTGTAGATACAAATGCTACTCAAGCAGGGTGCAGTTATAAAGCGAACATTTATCCAATAGGTATAGGAAGAAGTGACCAATGGCAGTTTAGTGGAATAATGTATGCTTCAAGAGTTTATAACAATAAAGAACTTTCAGCATCAGAAGTCGCACAAAACTACTTCGCAGGAGTTAACTTGAATGTTCCTTCACCTACCGATGCTTCACCAGTAGTCAGCAATCTTCCTGCAAAAACTTACAAGTTCACAGATGGAACAGACATATATGAGTTTACTTTACCAGAAGAATTACGAGGAATAGGAAGTGCAGTCGATAAAGTAGTATTTGATAAGGTAAGCAAGAGAGGGTTTGTAGAGAGAAGAATAGGTAAAGTAATTTTAGATGGAACTAATTATGGATTTGCCTTAAACGCTACTAATTCATTTTATACTAAATTTCAAAAATCAGATTTCCCTTGTAAAGGTGATGTGACAAACAATGCAATTTTGTGTGATAAATTTACACAAATAACAACTACGCAAGGTAATGCCTTGAATAAGGAAGGAATTGCAACAGGTTTAACTAACGGATATGCTTTACAATTTGTAATAGATAATTCACGATTATCGACAGTAGATACTAATGGATTTAAAGCATGGTTATCATCAAATCTTCCTACCGTTTGTTATCAATTACCTATAATAACCTCAACTCCTATAACCTTTACAAAGGTAACTACTTCACCTTACACAGAAGTTCCTATGGCATTTTTAACAACCACCCCAGACCCTTTGCATCCTGCTAACTGTTACACAAATTTAAGTGCAGGAGATTACAAATATACTTCAACCGATGGAATTTATGAATTTACTCTCCCAGAAGAACTAAGGGGAATAAATACTGCACTTGATAAAGTAGTGTTTGACAGAGTAAGCCATAGAGGATATTTGGAGAGAAGGATAGCTAAACAAATATTTAATGGTACAGAAACATGGACTTTGGTGAATGCAGGAACTGCAAATTGGCATTATCAAGTTCAGTCTTCGTCTGTCAGTAATCAGATTGTTACTTTAAGCAGTCACTATCCAATGGGATTAGTTTATGGTGCAAATACAATTAATGGTATTCTAGCAATAGGTGCTGGATATATTAGAATTAGATGGGGTACTGAAGATACAATTGCTAATTTTAAAGTATGGCTTGTATCACAAAATGCTCAAGGAACACCTTTGACAGTTTATTATGATTTATTAACAAGGACAAGAGTTCCTTTAACCTTCACTAAAGTAGCAAGTTCAGCAAAAGTAGAAGTACCAATGGCTTTCCTTACTGCAACACCTTCACTGGATTATCCTTCAGATATGTGGAGTGTAAGTAGTCCTAATACGCATAAGGTGATAAGTAGAGGGAAGAATAAGCTTCACATAACTAACAAAGTTACAACTAGTTATGGTATATCTGGAACATTTGATGATTATAATAGCATAGTTTTAACTGGACTTCAGACGGGTATGCCAAGTAATCAAGGATTCAGTTTAACTACTGATAGTCTAAATGTTGTTGCCGGAAAAACTTATACGTTTAGTATAATAGGAAATACCCTATGTAAAATTGCCTTGAGTGGCTCAAAAGTTGGAGTTGCATACACTTCAAGTTCTAATAAAATAACATTTACACCAACTATAAGTGGACCATTGGATTATTTACAATTATTGTATGCAAGCACAAATAATGGTTTGACATATAACGAAACCATCAAAGTACAATTAGAAGATGGAGCAGTTGCAACAACATTCGAACCTTACAAAACGCCAACACAAGTCACCCTCCCACCACTAAGAAAAATAGGAACAATAGTAGATGAATTCAATCCTAAGACTGCAAAGTTAACAAAGAGGATAAGTGATTGGTTGAATCTGAGCGATGTAGCGGTAAATGCAGATGCAACTAATCCATTCATCAACTTTAAACGGTGTAGTTTAGTAAATTTGCTACCTACACATAACTGCTCAAATTCAGGATTAAAGATGCTAGACTATACTACTTTAGATATTCCATATGGAGCAAATTCAGCAGATAAGGCAGGTTTGCATGGAATGTCTAATAACATAATTCCTATGTGGGTGTCCAACGATAAAACAGGTTTTTCAGATGCTTTAATAATGAGTAGTGCAGAATGGCAAGCTTATTTTAAAGGTTACAAAATGTGTAATGCAGATGGCAGTTCACCTTATTACAAGTCAGAAGTTCCATATACTCCTGCAACTTGGACAGAATGGGCAAAAGTAAATGCAGTTGGAGATTCTACAGGAATAACACTGACATCTGATGGTGTAGATGCTTCAATAACTATATCTACAATACTCCCAAAACCTTCAACAAATTATGGAGTATTAGCGAATTGTTCGGATAATACTCTAACTACAAGACAAGTAAATGCACAAATTTTAGGATCTCCTGCTTCAACTACAAGTCCACTTATTTTAGTGGGTTCAACTGGAAATAGGAAATGTATTGTGTACTCTCCTTCGGTTTCTGTTACTGGAATCCGATTCTATACTGGAGCAGTAGCCTCTGGACAATTAGTAAAATTCAAAGACATCCGTATATTTGAACTTCCAGTAGGATCACAAATAGAAACAGACTTTACCACCTTAACAGCAGACCAGTTAGCAATAAAATATCCATTCAATGGTTTGTGTGTTAAGAACTGGAAGAACATAGTAGACGGAACAGGACAGACAGCAGTATTACCGACAACTTTAGCAACTGGATATACTCCATATAAGATGCTTTATCAACTTTCAACACCAGTAATATCCGACTTTGGAACTCCTACACCGTTACCAACTTATCATCCGACAACTATCATAGAAACAGACTGTACACCAGTAGTAAAGGCTACAATAGATGCTACTGTAAGAGTGGAGGAATAATATGGGTAAGATAAAGTTAGATAAGTTCAAAGACAAAGACACAAAAGACAAAGATGGTAAAAAAGTAAAAGGCAAAGCAAAAAAGTTCAAAGTCAAAGGTGAGAAGAGATTAAGGGGTGGTGGCGATGCTGTCACCCTCTCCACTGATGATGGCACTGAAATCAAATATGTCGAAAGTGCTGGTATTGTTTATTTTGTAGGAGTAACAGAACCAAGAAGAAAGTTAAAAGGCAAGACTGCACGGGAACTAGTTAATTCAATATACAATATCTAAGGAGGTTTACATATGGTCAAAATGGTAGCAACCGCAATGATACTCTGGATAGTCTATATTTTGGTCATATGGACCTATGCGGGGGTGATATATTAATGGAATTTTACGACAGAACAGGCAACATCAAAAAAGTTCATGTAAAATTTGAACCATTAAAGGAGACTTCACGGATGACACAATCTTTAAATATGATCCATCAAGGTAAGACACCTAAGGAACGTAGAGCCATAGCGCTATATTCTGTATGCGATGACTGCAAAGACACCACATGCTTCTACGGACGGTATAAGAAATATTGTTCTGATAACTTTATTGGCAAATGCGACGACGCAAAATTATCAGATGAGCGACAGAGGCTTATACGAATAATATTAACTTAGGGGGCGTCATATGAAAAAAATGATAATGATATTGACATTGGTAATTATACTAGCCTTTCCCGCATCTGTAACTATGGCTTGTGGTAGAAATAATCACCATCCCAGGCATCATTGGTTTTCAAGACATCATGTTGAACGAGTTGTCGTGGCTCCAGTTAATGATGGCAGCTATGATTATTATCACAACGTACTAGGTAAGTCTAAGGCCTGGTATCTAATTAATATTCACAAACTACCTTAGACAAAATACATACTAGGGGGTTAAAAATGGATGGTATAGTAGAAAATCTAAAAGATAAAAGCGAAATCTGGTCGGTCCAGGCATATATCATACATAATGAAGCGATGAGGGCAGCCTCTCAAAGATTCAATGATGAAAGAGACCGTAGATACGCTGAAGTTAATGTCGAAAAGGAAAAGGCCCTGAAAATTAAGGAGACAGCAGACTTGGCAGCTTTAAGTCTAGCACGAGAAAGTCAGGTCTATAAAGATCAACAGGCCGATATCATGCGGGAGAAAAACCTTGCTGCATCCGGTATATATGCTACAAATGCAGACCTGGCAGCTGTCGTTGATAAAATGGAGAAGGCGCTAAAGCCCTTAACCGAATTTATTAATGCTCAACAAGGCGCAGCAAAAGGTAATGATATTACCTGGGGAAAGATATTTGGATCAGTAGCAGCCATGGCAGCCATTTTTGGAATTATAATGAAATTAAACGTATTTTAAAAAAGGGGGGAGAGTAATATGACTAATGAGATTTTATATCTCAATCCAAGTAGACAGCATGACAACCTTGGTGTTAACGGATATGGAACTGAAGCAGACAATATGATGAGAGTTGCCAAAGTTGTTAAAGGTAAACTAGATGCTAAAGGTATTCTCAAGAAAGTAGTATTAACAGAAGGATTGACATTATCACAGGCTATTGCTGAGAGTAATGCAGTAGGGGCTACACTTCATCTTGATATTCATTCGGATGCAGGTGGAGGACGAGGATGTACTGGACTTTATAAATCGGACAATGGAAAGAAGTTTATAACTTGCATTTACAATCGTGTTTCAGCATTAACACCTTCAGCTGATAGAGGGTTATCACTTAGAACTGATCTAGGTGCTCTTAATCAAACTCACGCTATTGCCGGACTTATTGAATGTTTCTTTCATGACAATGCAGAAGATGTTAAATTCTACAACGCTAACCTAGATGCTATTGCTCAGGCTATAGTTGATGGTATTCTTGACTATCTTGGCATTGCAACAATGGTATATACACCCTCCAAACCCGTAGCACCAGTTAATTCTAATGTGGATGCTATGGTATTAAGAATCCAACGTAATCTTAATCGACTTAAAATTACTGATGATTCTGGTCAGTCATTGGTTGAGGATGGTGTACCAGGAGCTAGAACCAAACAAGCTATTAAGAAGTTTCAGGACATAGTGAACATAACGGTTGATGGTATACCGGGTAATGTAACGTTAAATGCCATGAACGATATTTTACTCAAACCATTAATGCGTTTTGGAGTAGTTAATCGTAATGCAGCAAAGTATATTCAGTGGAGAATGGGCATTACAAGAGATGGTGTATTTGGAACTGATACTGCTGCTCATGTAAGAAGTTACCAAACAAGTAAAGGTTTTAAAGCTGACGGTATTGTAGGATATGATACCTGGAATGCTTTGATAGGAGCATAGTATGGACGAAGAAGTAAAGGAAACTGGACAGTTCTCTAAGGTAATGGTATTATTAATAATCATAATGAATATATGGTTTACAGTAGCAGTACTAAGAGTATTTGCAATTACTGGAGCAGAACCGGTGGCATTGGTAGCAGCGTTCTTCGGCTTTACTACCGGTGAGTTATGGTTAATGGCTAGTATTAAGAAAACTAAAGTAGTTAAAGAAAAAAGGAGTGAAGTGTATAATGAACTTAAATGCGGAATTAGTAAGGAAGTTGACCAGTAGGAAGTTCTGGACAATGGTTTGTGGATTTATAACATTGTTAATGACAGCTAGAGGAATGAATCCTGGCTCTATCGAACAGGTTGTAGCAATCATAATGGCAGGAGGAGCAATAATTGCGTACATATTAGCTGAGGCTTGGACGGACGCTGCTTATGCCCCTAAAGAGGTATTATAATCGCGAATAAAACACAGGTTATAATGAAGGAATTAAAAACTCTTGAAAGGGGAGAAGGAAATGAAGAAATACAGAAAAGATAAAAGAAACCCAATTACTAAGGAGGTAGATGAGATAATTGAAATTATGTCACACACTGATAGAGGTTCTGAGGAATACAAAAAACTAGCAGCAAACTTGGAGTTGTTGATAAAGGCAAAGTCGATATATAAAGACCCAGCACGAATTGACGCGAACACGCTTGCAATAGTATTAGGTAATCTTATTGGAATTGCAATCATAGTGGGGTATGAGGAAGGTCATATCATCACCAGCAAAGCACTTGGATTTGTTTTAAAGGGACGTGTGTAATACATGTCCTTCTCTTTTTGCCTCGCGAAAAAAACACATACTATAATGAAAGAAAAGTGTCGTAACTCGAAAGAGGGGGACTTTACTTGGGTTCGAATCCCAAGCTTATTTTTTTGTTTTTCGCACAATTAACACATACTATAATAGAAGTAAAATTTATTTTAAGGGGGATTTTATCATGAATAAAAGTTTAGGAGAAGTATTGGGAAATGCCATAGGGGTAATAACTATTACAGGATGGACTATTTATGCCATGTATAAAATAGGAAAAAAAATAAACGAACGAGTAAAGAGAGCTTAGGCTTTCTTTTTGCCTCGCAGAAATAACTTATTGTATAATGAAAGTAAACTTGAAAGGGGATTATAAAATGGAGAGAAATGAATTATTATGTTTAGGATTAGTTGGAATTGGAGGAATGGTAATTGGTAATATAATTAACAGATGTAGGTTAAATAAACAGCATACAGAAGCTGAAATATTATTATCAAGATCATTAGACCAATCTAAAGAATTGATAAGCATAGCAAAGAAAGCTCAAACTGAAAATAAGATCCTTAGAGCGAAAATGAAGGAGATGGGTTGTCTATAAAAGACAGCCTTTCTTTTTGCCTCGCGGGAATAACACAGTTTATAATGAAACCAAAATAAATTTTAGGGGGATTTAATCATGAATGATAAAACACTAGTAAGGTTAGTAGCATGTGTAATATTGGCACCAGTCGTATGGAATGGAACAATGGCACTCGTGGGTCTAACTGCAAAAGGCGTTAATCAAGTGGTATATAAACACAAAATTAGAAAAGGTTTAAAAGATGGAAGCATAGTTAAAATCGATGGAGAATACTTTGAAGTAGAGGTATCTGATATTGAGGAGGCTTAGGCTTCTTCTTTTGCCTCGCATAAAAAACATAGTGTATAATGAAAGTAAATATAAAGGGGGATATTATAATGGAAGATAATACTTTAACGAAAGAGATTGAAAGGCTAGTCAAAGAGATTCAGCGTGACGAAAGAGACGTCATCACATGGAGAAACTTAGACGATGCAAAAGCAAACTCAATCGAGAAGGCTATTGAAAGAAAAATAAAACTTTCAGACATACTTAACAGAAGGTAAGCTTAGGCTTACTTTTTAATTTTTGAAAGGTGGTATATTAATATGTTAAAAGGTCAAGGGGAAATGGAAAAAACAGAGTTTGGAGCAATGAGGGAATCAAATGACGGGCGAGGTAGATTTGACTTACTTCCGTACGAAGCCATGGAGGCACTTGCTAAATGGTATGAGGAAGGTGCTAAAAAATATGAAGATAGGAATTGGGAAAAAGGGATTAGTGTTAAGGATTGCATTAATCGTATGATTCGTCATTCACTCAAGGCTAGCAATGGTTGGACTGATGAAGATCATTTGGCTGCGGTTATGTGGAATGCAGCAGCGGCTATTACAATGATGCGTAGACATCCAGAATGCAATGATCATATTTGGGATCTAGAACATATCAAGTTTTAGCTCGCAAGGATTACACAGCCTATAATAGAAGGAGATGGTTAGCTCAGTAAGGTAAGAGCGCTGATAGAGTTACTCAGAGGTCGTCAGTTCGAATCTGACACATCTTCTTATTTTTGCCTCGCGGGGTTTACACACTATATAATGAAAGGATATGATAGATAGGACGTCGTAGCAAAAAGGCTAAATCATATTCTTTTTCTTTTGCCTCGCGAAAAAAACACAGGTTATAATGAAAGAATATGGGACTTTGTACTTTAAATAGTATATCAAACTAGAGTAGATTGCTCTGGAGGTCACCATATTCTTTTACTTTTATTTTTGAAAGGGGATTATAAAAATGAACAAAGAGAGTATTAATCAATTAGCATTGACAACAAGAAGAACGGTCATTAAAAATTCACCTGCCATATTAACAGGTATGGGAGTGCTGGGAGTATTTACTACTGTATATGCAGCAGTGGATGCTACACCTAAAGCTATGCAGATCTTAGAAGAACGACGTGCAGAGGAACTAGATGCCAATGAGGAGTTTAGCGACTTCACTAAATGGGAGATGTTTAAAGAGGTTTGGAAATGTTATATTCCTACTTTTATCTCTGGTGCAGTAACCATTACAGCAATTGTGTCTGCTAACTCAGTAAACCAGCGTAGGAATGCTGCACTGATTGGTTTATATTCTTTGTCTGAGAATGCTCTAAAAGAGTATAAGAACAAAGTAGTAGAAATAATAGGTGAAAAAAAAGGACAAGAGATTAAAGATGGAATTGCTAAGGACCGTATACTCAAGAATCCAGTTAGAGATACTGAGATAATCAACACTGGACATGGTGACACCTTATGTTATGATGTCTTAGCTGGACGATATTTCAGAAGTGATATTGAGCATATTCGTAGATCACTTAATGAGGCAAGTAGGAAGTTAATGACCGAAATGTTTATGTCAGTGAACGATGTTTACAGCGAATTAGATTTACCAAGTAATGGATTAGGCGGTCTGGTTGGATGGAATATAGATGATGGTTTGATAGAGCCAGAGTTCAGTTCCCAGTTGACAGAGAATGATATTCCATGTTTAGTACTTGACTTTACTATGATGCCAAGGACTATGAAATAAAATTTGAAAGGGGTAATAAAAATGAAAAACATTAAAACATTAAAACATTCTGTAAGGATCACAAGAAGGAAATCGTAGTTACCGGGTTAGTTATTGGAGGGGTTATAGCAACCTCCTTTGTAACTAAAAGGATATGTACAAGAGGATTAGTTAATGCTAAAGGACTCAATGTTCTCACTTGGAAAACACCAAAGGGTACTGCAAACCTAGAGTATGTTAAGAAATTCCTAGATGCGAATGCTGGGAATGGTGAGCCATTTGCGATATTTAAAGAAGGACCAGATCCAGATGCTTATGTCTCTATATTGTTTAATGACAAAATAGTTCAAGTATAACTAATGAAATAGGAGGGATAACCATGTTAAGACAAATCGGTGAAAAAATAGGATATGCAATTGGTTATGTAGTGGGACATACTGCGGCTGTAATAGTCGTAGTTCCTTTGATGTTTCAAATAGAAAAGCGAATACGTATATATACTGATGATGTAGAAGTTGTACGAGAATTATCTCATCGAGTTATAGATATAGTAGTAGCCGATAGTGATAATATTATGTGGCATCCATTTAAATCAAGAGATCTTGTTAGAAAGATTACTGATCAAGAAGTTAATAAATGGTTGTATCGATAGATAGGGAGGGATTACAATGGTCAAATATAGGAAAAAACCAATAGTAGTAGATGCTAAACAATTTGTAGTTTATAATGCTCAAGGTGATAGTAATGCTACAGAAGTTGTTTGGTGGATTTTAAAAAACAATGGACAAGCTAGAGGTGAGAACCCATTTATATATATCCAAACTTTAGAAGGAGAGATGCGCGCAGATTCAATGGATTATATAATACAAGGAGTTAATGGAGAATTTTATCCATGCAAGCCTGACATTTTTGAAAAGACTTATGAGTTATGTGAGTTGACTAAATAGCTCGCGAAAAAAACACAGTGTATAATGAAAGAAAACTTAAATATGAAAGGATGGATAAACATGAAAAATATTAAAGGATTCGTAAACGAACACAAGAAAGGACTTAAAAGAGTTGCAATCGGAGGAGTAGTAGTTTTAATAGCAGGAGTGTTATATAAAGTGCTGCACAAAGATGAAGACGAAATTGACAATTTTGAAGTGACGTTTGATGAGCCAGTAGATGTTAATTATGTAGATGCACCAACAGAACAAGAATAATTTCAAAGGGGAGTGTTATGAGAAATCATAGCATTCTCTTTTATCTTTTTCGTATTATGAACTAAATGGAGGAATAAAAATGAAATATTACTTTGTACTTGACTCATTAAATAAAAGACATATCATAGTTGCTGAAAACGAGGAAAACTTGATGTCTATTGTAATCGATGATAAAATGACAGTAGTCGAATTTTATGAACTCACACCTGATAAATTCACTACATCAGGATTCCTTATTTCTGATAAGTAAAGGGAAGGAGTAATTTCATGATAGTTAAACATTATTGTCCATTTTGTAAAAAATTAATAAGTGTTGATAAAATAGCAGTCGAGGATAGGAGAATGGCTACAATAACAAAAGAAAACTTGAATACTATATTTAAAGTTTTAGGAAAGAGTTGTGAATCTATACACAGTTAGTTGAAAGGGGCGAGTTATTATGATGATCGACGAGTTTATAGGAGAATATTACTTTCTAAGCAACTTTAGTTACTCAAAAATAGAACTAAACGGATTCATATTCGATAGTGGTGAAGCAGCATTTCATTCTTTTAAAGATATTAGTAGGCAATCTGAATTTGTTGATATATTTCCTTTAATGGCCAAAAGAAAGGGCAGACGTGTAAGTCTTAGAAGTGATTGGGAGCAAGTTAAAGATGACATTATGTATCAAGTTGTTAAAGCAAAGTTCGAACAGAATGTTGACTTAAAAGAAAAACTATTAGCAACCGAAAATCAAATGTTAGTTGAAGGTAACACTTGGAATGATACATATTGGGGCATATGTCAAGGTAAAGGATTTAACGTGTTAGGCGTAACTCTTATGCTTATAAGACATGAATTGAGAGGGGAGAGTTAAATGCTAACAAGTAAAGAACTCGAATTGGTTAACAGTATACTTATGGCAGTCAAATATTCTGGAACTGTTGTATATAATCGTAGCGAACTTTCCGAGTACAAGGGTTATAATATTATCCATGCTATAAGAGAAGTTGAATCCAAAGGAATAAAATGCGAAAAAATTTCAGATAGGAATGGAAAACTAATTGCATTTATAGTGAGGGAATAAATATGAGAATAAAGCCATATACCAATATCGGAATAAAACGTATGAAATGTTTTAAATGTGGTGAGAAAGCAGCCGCCCAATGGCAGATTTGCTCAGACAGTAATCAGTACAGACCAGTGTGTCTAAAGTGTGATTTCGAATTAAATGAACTGGTTCTTAAGTGGGCAGGTTTCGATGACTGGGAAGATAAATTAAATAAATATAAGCACCGAATCAACGAAAGGGGCGAGTTAAATGGACCAAATGAATAACAAAAAACCAATGTATAAATGGCTATTAGTAATGAAAAATGGAAAAGAATACTTTGTATGGCATGAAGCAAATACTTTAGATGCTTTAATAATACGATTACTACCCACTCAACTCAATGAACAAAAATGGACATCATTAGATTTGGTATTTCCGAAAGATGAGTATACTGCAATAGCTATTAATGGTGTTGATATATCAAGTATAGGATATAAGACCAAGTAAAAATAGTATGAAGGGGGAGAGATAAATGAAGAAAGCGGATTTAAAAAAAGAAAAAGACTATGAAAAGTTTATGTATAATCCAGATAACCAAGGTAAGTGTAAAGATTGCCCTGAGAATAAGGGTTATGATACTTTCTATTTATGCGGACAACAGCAGTGTTGGGTAACAGTTCATTGTAAGAGGGCGAAAGAAAATGTTTAAATGGTTAAAACAATTAACTTGTAAACATTGGCAAGCAATACTTATATCCTGGACAATTATATCATTTGATAGTGTTCGAGTTCTTTACAGATGTGTTGACTGTGAAAAAGATATATCTCTAATATTAATGGGGAAAGAAGCTTTTGATTGGATGAAATCAATGGATGATTATAAAAGAGTTTAATTACAACATTGAAAGGGGAGAGTGAAATGAAGAAATATTTCTTTCATATAATTAATAAAGATAATGGTGGCTTTAGTGGTGCTATTTCAATGCCAGGAGAGAACCAAGAAGATGCAGCTAATAAAATCCTTAAAGTAAAGCATCCTAGTGGTTGGGGAATGTATTTTAATCCTAAAACTGATAAACTAGTCTTTAAAAAGGAGATTGAGGATAATGAGTAAAATTAGACGTCCAGTAGAAAGATTGACTGCTATATCAGGTCAAGTGTTAGAAAGATATGATAGTATTACCCTTGCAGCAATAGCATGTTATGCTGATGGTGGTAGTATTTCGAAAGCATGCAGAGGCAAATTACAAGTTGTTGCTGGATACAAATGGAGGTATTGTGATGAAATTTGATAAGAATTTAATAGAACTAGTATTATCTGGATTTGCAATGGTTGTATTTGTGATTGCACTTATAGGAACTGCTATATTTAGTGTGTAAATAACTTAATATCGAAAGGGGATATTATTATGAAATTAATTAGTAAAAAAGGTTATCTCTATTCATTACGAGGTAATAAATTTAATCATTTTGAAGGTCTGGTTCAGTATGATAAATCTACTAATATTACAATCTTCTATATTCCATCATTAAATAAAAATTTTCAATGTTCGGCAGATCCTGGAATCATGTTTAAAGATAGACTTTGGCTTGAGACTGATAATCCTAAGTTAGTTATAGACCTTTTAATAAAGAATGAAAAAGAAAAGTTACAAGCAAAAATCAATGAGCTTCGTAATAAAATGACAATGTTAGATGATAAAAAGGAGATATTATTATGGATGAACAACCTATCATCAGTGTTTGGAGATGTTCAATGAAACAGTTTATATTCATTGTTAAAAGAAATAGTGGATGCGGAAATAGGATAAAATAAAATTACAACCTTTGAAAGGGGAGAGTAAAAATGGAAAATGTAGCAATATTACCAATTAAAAAAGGTTATCTTTATTCATTGTGGAGTGGGAAGTTAAGAGTGCATGAGGGTCAAGTAGGTTATAGGGATTGGAATGGAAATGGGATATTTAAATCAATTACTGGTAACCGATTTACATGCTCCATGGAACCTGGAATAGTATTTAATGCTGTTGTTTGGCTTGAAGAGGACGATAAACAATTAGCTTGTAAGATATTGATTAGTTATGAGAAAGAGCAGATACAGATATTACAGGATAAAATAATGAAGTTACAGGAAAAGATTGGAAACCACCAATGTAAAATCTCTTTATTGGAGGATGCTAAGAATGAATAAAAAGAAGCAATACCTATATGTTTTAAGAAATGGTCAGTTTAATGTCTTTAAAGGAGAAGTACAAGTTGGCTATATTGATGGTATTACAGGATACGCTATATTTATGACTGATTTTGGTAAGAGTTATATTTGTTCATTACATCCTTGTACTGTGTATAATTCTGTTGTATGGTTAAACGATGATAATGAAACTCTTGGTAGGGAGATTTTAAGATTGCATGTACAAAAAAAGATAAAAAAGTTAGAAGAAAAACTAAACAACCTATCATCAGTGTTAGGAGTTGTTAAATGAAATACTTTATCTTTCATATATGCAACTGTAATGGTAAATTTATAAGTGCCATTTGTGTGCTTGCTGAGACAGAAGAAGAGGCATTACGATTAATAAATACTAAACAGTTACTAAACCTTCATATTATTAAAGGTGACACTATTCAATTAAAAAACACAATAGATATGGATGAAAGGTGGAATTACTAATGAATAAAAAACTAACAGCATTGATAATAGTGGCGGTAGGTATTGGGTCTGCATTTATAGATGGGGATATTACTTTTACAATTGTGGCATTAGGGGTCGGTTGGATAATGTTCTTTGATGATGGTAAAAAAGTTGAGGACTAAATCGCGAAAAAAACACATAGTATAATGAAAGATTAAACTTGAAAGGTGGAATTTATTATGATGAGTAATCGTGAAAAAGTTAAATTTGTTGGAGGATTAGTTATTTCAATATGTGTAAACACAGTAATCAGTAATGTTATAAGAGGAAGCAGTTCCGAGGACATTGGTAAAGCGGAAGCAGTAGCAATGAGAATTGGAAAGGCAGCACTCTCAGTAGCAATTAGTGGTTTTGTAGTAGACAAGATTGAAGAACGATTCGATAAGAAAATGGAACAGATCGATGCTAAGAGTAAAGAAGAAACAGCAAAAGGTTAATTAGAAAGGAGTAGGTACTAGTAACATAGTACTTATTCTTTTCGATTTCGGAAAGGGGAGAGTGTAATGGATATACTTGTATGTCTTATAATTGGAAGCATTATATTCTTAGTTATATCACAGTAATAATGAAAGGGGTTATAAATTATGTGGCAAGGATTAGTAGGGTTAGTAGTTGGTGTAGTTATAATGAGTTTAGTACAGATAAATAAGCACAATTATAAATACTTAGAAGAAATTCATAAAGACGAAAGGAAGTAATATTATGGATTATATAACTTGTACCATTCCACGTCTAGACTATACTGGAGTATTCATAATTGATAGTAATTTCGTTAAAAATAAGTTACTTGAGGCTGGGTTTGATCTAAGTAAACCAATACTCC